CCTTCAACCGCTTCGCTTGTATGATGTAAAACTATTATGCCAGCGTTTGTATGACGGGCTAAGAACTTTAACTCTTTCATAATGGCACGCATTGAAGCAAACTCTTCGCCACCATCAGTAGCAATATCCATTAGGTTATCTACAAAGATAGCCACAGGTGGACAGCCCCAAAGTTCTTCAAATGCTTGGACTTCTTCATCAATATCTTGTAATGATGGACTTGATTCAAAAGACCACACAATATGGCTGCCCTTGGCAAGAGTGGCTTTGGTCCAGCCCAAATCATTTTGAAGTAGATATTCTACGTCAGTCTGGTTTTTGCCACTAATCATTGATGCCAAGCGCATAGCCATTGTGTGTGCATTAGTATCTGCAGATATGTAAAGTGTTGGGACTTTCATCTTTAAAGCCAACGCCAAGGCAAGCGTAGACTTTCCAACACCAGGGGTTCCTGCAAGCATAGATACTTCTGCTCTACGAAAAATTATTTTATGTGTATCAAAAGCCTTGAAGACAGAGGGCAACGGTTCCCCACCTATGTCAGCCCTGCCGACACTACGAACTAAAGTCTTCAATCATTCTCCTATCCTAAGATGGTAAAGGGGCAATTATCTCCCCAAACAATTACCCCTTCACCAATGTTTATTTAGTTAGCAGGTTTGCATTGTGCTGGACCCTGCGGTTCTGGACAAGACCAAAATGCATAAGGCTGTCCATTCTTCTTTGACACACCACTTCTCCAAATTCTTGGACCGTGGATACAGGTTGGATTACTTGTACCTGATGGACCCTGCACCTGGGTTGGTGCGGAGGATTTGGATGGCGTTGTGTCTGCTGTTGAAGTAGATGTCCCCAAAGGGGCTACGTTGTATGAAGCACGCACCATCCTAGCGGTTGCTGCTACTTGTGATGAGTAGTCGCTGATTCCCTCAAGCAATACGCTTAGTTCGTCAGCGGTGTTAGCACGAATGTTAATCATATCTGAATCACGACTATCACTTGTGCGAATAGAAACTTGCAGTTTCCAGTCTTCGTTACTCACTTGCTGTCTCCTTCTTGTTTGATAAACCAAACATTTGTCTGGCTTCTTGTTCAGTAATTACTTTCAAGTCAAGAGCAACAAGAATATCTTGACCAGATATATTGATGTTTGTAGTCATCACTTCTCTTTCGTAAATGTGCAATGTTCTGTTAGTCCACAGAAACTGCAACTGGATAGGTTAGGTAAGAATACACCAGCCTTACGAGCCTTATCAAAGCCCGACACCATATACTCAAGTGTTGACAGGGTATACCTACTTAAGTCAATCATTTCTCCTGTCCCAGCCTCACGGCTCATCCAGTAGTTTCCTAAATTGACTTCTATGCCGAACTGCATCTCAAGTCCAACTTTATAAAAACCAAGTTGAAGGTCAGATACAGGTCGTCTTGCGCTGGTCTTTAAGTCAACAATAATCAATTGATTGTTAACCTCAAAGACTCTATCAATCACCATCTTTACTGGCACGTCAGCAATTACGGGATTGAGTTCTATTTCAATGGCTTTAGCACCTTGAGGTGTTCGCCAGATTTTCCAATCGGTATTGTTCTTTCTCCATTGTATGTATTGATTTACCCAAAGGGGTCCTTGTTCGTTCCACCAAGCAGCATCTTCCTTGTTTGGATTAGCCTTGGTACTACGTCCACCTTTACGAGCAGTTTCTAAATTTATCCCGTGTGTTTCTTTTGCCCACGCTTTATCCCAAAATTCATTAGTCATTTGCTAAGTCCCACTCTTCGGTTGCTGAGTGAAATGCTCTGCCACCAGCAGACCAAATGCTTGGTTCCTCTGGTAGTTGCAGTAAGCGACCTAAGTAATACTGATAACCACAGGTTAGATAAGTTGTAAATGCTGAGTAACTTATGTGCGCTGGTAGTTTATATTCTCCTAGTTGAATCATTTATATCCCCTGTCTTGTTATTACCTAAACCCCTCGGAGGACAGGAGATGACTCAACGAGGGATTTAGGTAAATCTATTTATTTATTATATATAATATATATATTATATTAAGGGGCTTCGCCCCTATATATATTATATATGTTATTATATATATCAATTATACACTAACGACAGGAGAATGCAAGTTGAATGAAAATCAGCAAGTCTCAAGTGAATCAACTACTTACCCAAACTGGTTTGCTTCTACGCCAGCAATAACTAATTTTAAGGAAGTGTTATCTGGAATGGCTGGTAAGCCTGACCTAAACTATCTCCAACTTGGAGCCTTTACTGGTGATGCCAGCGTCTGGCTACTAGACAACATATTAACTCACCCCACCTCTCACCTTACCGACATTGATACTTGGGAAGGTTCAGATGAAGAAGCCCACCACGCTATGAACTTCTCAGATGTTGAGACTACATATGATTCTAAAACTAAAGACTATAAAAACTTAACCAAAGTTAAGTCAACTACACTCAACTTTCTTAAGTCAGCACCTGTCAACTTTTATGATTTTATTTATATTGATGCTGACCATACTGCAGTTGGAACCTTGCTTGACGCTGAACTATCTTGGTTATGTCTTAAGACAAAAGGAATTTTAGCCTTTGATGATTACGAGTGGAGTGATGGTAAGGGTGATGCCTTCCGTCCAATGCCAGGCATTAACTCCTTCTTAGAAAGACACGAAGGAGAGTGGCTACCATTAATAAAAAACTGGCAAGTATGGGTTATGAAAATAGAAAAAGACCCCCTAGCCTAGTATTTCTACTAGACTAGAGGGTAAAAGTCTCTCTAATGTGCCTTGGAAGGCTTTTAAATGGGTGCTACTTGGCTCCTAGACCGTACTGCTTTTCAGTCTTGTCTGCCCATTTAGCCAAAGGTGCTGCTATAGAGCCGATTAAGATTGCTTGTTCTGGTGCTAGGTCAGCAGCAAGTGCCAATCCCATTGTAACTGCTGATGCCAATACTGCCCGTAGGTAAGACTTAACTGCAGCCTTAGTCTTAGGACTCTTTAATTTAGCAACTAACTTTTCCATATATCTCCTTTAGTCTTTGAACTTGGGTGAACCAAATCCAACAACGGTTATTTCCTTGCCTAGTTTATTCTTCTTGTAGCCACGAATACGGATGCAAACTTCGCCTCCATTAGACTGACTACCCTTCTTCTTTTCGGGGCTAGTATTCCCTTCAATAGTGGTAATCGTTCCATCACCATTATCTTTGAGAACAATCCCAACGTGGTCAACTTCTCTTCCACCTGGGAAATCAAAGAATACTATATCACCAGATTTAGGTTTAGCGGTGGCAGCATTGCTCCACTTGCCTTGCCCTTGAAATCCAGCAACTCCCGCTGGGGTATACACGCAGTTAGGAATCTTAAGTCCTACTTGATTTGCACACCACATAACGAAAGAACCACACCAAGGTTGGAAGTTAGCCTTTGTAAATTTACCGTATTTGGTTTCATTGTTTTTAGGACCTTCTACGGTTCCAACTTCTTTTTGTGCAATAGAAACGAAATCTTCTCTTTGTCCCATTTACTTTGTAATCACCTGCTTAACTAAGTCGGTTAGCAACTCTACTTTTTCCTCTAATCTACCAACCTGGTCCTTTAAACTTGAGCCAGAATTCGGACGAAGTTCAGATAGATAGTGCTTAACAAGATGTCTGACACCAATTGCAAGTGCACCAATTAAAGTAGTTGCGGATACGGCTATACCAGCCCAGTCAGCAGGATTCATTATACTGTCCTTATAGTTATGTCAATGACCCCACCGTAGCCAGTAAATCCTCGGTCTGGTGGAGTGAGTCGGGTGAATGAAATTTGTTCAATAACACATTGGCGAGATTCGCCAGTTGTTAAGTCCTGCCACGTTACAACGTCACCATTCTCTTCAATAGATTCTAGTTGTGAGATACGGTCAAAGGCTCTGCCTTCATAACCAATCTGCACGTTGTATCGGTCAGTCTCCACGTCGTAACAATAGACGGGAAATCTCATTACTCTTTGGCGAGGTGTAGCAATAGTTGCTTTCGCCTGATAGCCCTTCATAATAGGACCTAGTGATGCTGTGGTTCCGTCCCGATAAAAAATAAATTTGTAAGCCACATACTCTTGAGCATCTTGTGGTTGATTTGTAGATACTTCAACTGGTGGCACAGATGAGTCGTATGAAATATGGTCATACTCATTGCCATCTGCATCAACAGTTTCTAGGGTCATAGAACCATAGGTAAAATCGCCACGGGCAACAAGACGTTTATAATTCTTAGGCTCTAGTGTGTTGTATCTAATGTAACCAGTCTGTAAATAACCAGTAGAAATTAATTGTGTTTCATCTTCGGAATAAGTTGAACCAGGAACATTAGCCAAAGCAACTGAAGATGTTACTGCTGTTGAAGATACAGTTGCAGTAACTGCGCTGGTATATGTAAAGGTTGTTGTAGTTGCTGAGGTAAGAGTCCAGGCACTAGTAGTTGAGTTAAAGTTACTATCTACGCCCTGAACCCAAACAGTATTTCCAGCCACAAGTCCGTGTGCTGAAGCGGTTGTAAGAGTTGCTACACCAGAGGTCATTTGTTTATTAGTAATAGTTCCGCCCACAGTATTGGCTGCAGTAGCAAACCAAAGTTGGTCTGTGCTATTTGCAAATGCACAAGCAGTTGTTACGTGCCCACTCACTCCACCATAATAAAGGTCATTAGCCCAAGCAAAACGTAATGTTTCAATCTCAGCACTTAAGTCAATACGAATAACACCAGGCTCACCATCTACGCTAGTTGCACACCATACGTAGTGGTCTCGGCTTGCAAAGTCATAACAAGGTTGGCTAGTTTCAACAATAAGTGGACCATAGTTAATGCTTCCATCATCTGATACTTGAGCCACACGTACACCAAGATTGGTTCCAATTATCATATAACCTAAGTAATAATGAATCTTGTGAACTATTTCACCTACTGGGAATTCAGCAGAGATTACTGCAGAGGTTAGTGTAGGCATAACACCAGCAGTAGATAAAGTAAACTTTAAAATTGTTGATTGAATTCCATTGTATCCAGATACATAGATAGATGTTCCAGACGCAGCAACGCTGGTATATACGTGAGATGTAGAAGGATGAGTATAAAGCGGGCTAGGCATAGCAACCGCAGAACTAGAGAACTCGTAAACTTTATTATCAGCACACATTACAATACGGTCTTTTACGTATTCCATTGTGGCATTAGAGATTGTTCCAATCTCATCAAACATTGTGGTCACATCTGCTGTTGAGGCAGAGGTGCCAGTCAAAGGCTTTTTGTATACAGTTTTCTTGGTTGATGTATTAGTAATCCAAAATGTATTAACACCATCATCACAAATCGCATATACTTTAGAATCTGTTCCTGCATTGTAATCAATAAAATTAGTTACTGTTCCATCTGATGCAATCTTATCTACATCATATTCATCTTTAAGTAAGACGCCAGCGGTATTGTTCCATTTAATGGAACGTAATTGTTGGTTTGCTCTACCATTAGATTCAATTGCGCCCGTTGTAATGTGCTGAGGGTCCACATCATTGAGAAGAGTTACTTGTCCAATGTTCCATACGTTGACACCCTTGGATTCAGAGTAACGATAATGTTCTGGGGAACCAGAGTTACTTGATGTTGGGTCGTAGAATACAATGCCATCTCCATAATGGAAAGATGACTGACTTCTAATCCACCAACCAGTTAAAGATTGTTCACCAGGTTCTGTTTGGTTATCAAATTGTTCTTTACGGAAAGGGGCTGTCTGTCTGATGTAAGGTCTTGAGTCGCTAATAGCGTAGATAAAAGGCATACCACCAACAGCGGTATCATAAGCAATATCTGTGTTCTGCCAAATTGATGTAGTTGAATCAATGCCAACGTTAACAGCAATAGACCGCGAAGCACGACCTTCGGTAATATCACGACCAGCCACTTATTCTCCTTTAACCTTCTTTTTGTTTTTGCTCTGATTGTTTTTTAATTTGGTCCATAGTCCAGTAAAGAGCGTAGTAATCAAAGTCAAGACTGAATCTCTTTATATGTTTAACTAATGCTCCAGTATGTGCGTGAAGAGGAATACCCGCTGCCTTCATCTTACGGAAGAAGATAATGTCTTCACCAATAAACTGGTCATCATTTGAACTACCAGCAGTTTCAAGAAACAAAGACTGATTAGGATGCGCTTCTCTCATCTTTGGAATTATTGACTTGTGCATAAGCACTAATCCAAATCCCGCTGAATCACACTTAACCACTTGGTTGTCTGGTAGTGGATGTAAATATTGAATCTGATATTCAGATACATCATTAAAAAGAACTGGGTAGGGTTTCATTAAAGAACCCTCATTGTCTTTAGATATAAAGTAGACGCCACTTACTACTGGGCGGTTAATCTTATCTGCTGTCTTCCATAGTTTTTGTAATACATCAATAGTTAAAACTATGTCTGAGTCAACCCATAGTAGCCAGTCTGTCTTAAGATGGTCTGCCCAGTAATCAAACAATACTTGTCTTTGTCTACCTATTTGATTGCCTTGAACTCTAATACTTGATGTTAAAGCAACACCATTTGCAGGTCCCGCTAGGGCTGCAGTCATTAATCCTTCAGTAAACTTTCCATCAGTAGTGCCATTGTCGCACCAACCAAGAGAAACTGTATCTTTTGTCCCTATCATTTTATCCCCTTATGTCTTAAGTAGTGAGCAGTTTAAAGACGTGCTCAGGTCTTATTGTTATTTTACTACTGGTTCTTCTATTGTCTCTGGATTTAAGATTCCAATAGAAATTAAATAATCTACTGTTGGTGGAGTAAATGTACTACCATCATAGGTTGACCATTTAATAGGAGCAGTTTCTCCTACCCATACAGCGTCATCATATCCTTGTTCTTGCGCTATACGGTCAGCAAGTGCTTCATCTTGTGAAGCAAATACTGCAATGTTTTCTACTCTATTATTTTTAAGAAATGCGTAATGTTGTTCCATATTTTATCTCCTTATGACCAATAAGTAACACGACAAAAACCAGAACCACCAGTTCCACCTGTGCGACTTGTTGCGCTACTGTCTCCAGCACCACCACCGCCACCACCTGTATTTACTGTTCCATTTTCTGGAGTTCCTGACTTACTTCCGTTGCCGCCGCCTGAACTTCCAGTTCCACCTGTGGCTGATGAACTACCACCACCACCGCCGCCGCCGAATCCAAACAAACCTATGCCACCGACACCACCAACAGTTTGGAAATTCGGGTCGCCGCCTTTTGCAGCACCGCCTCCACCGCCTTGCGAACCTTTACCGCCATCTTGTTTACCGTTACCGCTACTACCATCAGCGTTTCCACCCGTTCCACCAGCACCACCGCCACCGCCTGATGAAGCATTGTTTGACCCGCTAGTATTATTAGAACCACCACCGCAGCCTCCATTTGACTGTGAGCCACCACCACCAGTTGCAGTAAGTAATGCACCAAAAGTTGAGTTTGACCCATTTGAACCATCATTTGCACCTACTCCACCAGCACCACCACCGCCAATAGTTACAGTATAGGTAGTTCCTGGCACAACGGTTAAATTCTGATATCTAACTCCGCCCCCACCTCCACCACCACGTGAAGTGTTTGAACCTGCACAACCACCACCACCACCACCGCCAGCAACTAAAAGAATTTCAATGCTTGACACATTTGATGGGGTAATAAAAGACCCAGTACTTGTAAATTCTTGAACCTTTTGAGTTACGCCTCCGCCAGCAGCGGGAAATACTGAGATACCCATAATTAACCTATCTCCACTCCGCTAATGTGGAAGTCAACTGCAGTAGTTGATGCGCTTCCAGCGATTATTTGTGATGCAGGGACAACTTGCTTAAGGTCAAAAAAAGCAGATGTATTGGCAGCAACTGATACGCTACCTAAAAAGTCAATGCTATTAATAGTCATTGATGCAGTTACCGCAGCCGTTGTTGGGTTGCAGATAACTATGTTTGTTACTACCGCTGTTGTTCCAGAGGGAGTTGTATATAGTGTTGTTGATGTGGTCGCTGCTGCTGTGCGAGCAAGGACCTTTGTTACTGTAGCCATTAGTTACTACCCTTTCTTGTTATGATAATAGAAGTTTTGCTTGTTCTTCTGTAATGCCTAGTTGTGCTAGTAGTGCTGCTTTGGCAGTTGCTTTTGCTTCAATTTTTTCTAATTCAACCAATTCTTCATCAGTATAATATTCAATGGCAATTAGATTATTGTCAGGTTTATCTTCATCATAACCACCAAAACCATAAACAACAGATTTAATTTTTTTCATTATGCAATCCTCATTCCCATAAAAAAGTGGTCATTGCTTGCAACTAAAGTTCCAGCAGTAGTAAATGCACCCGAAACTCCAGTTTCATAATACATTTGGCTATTAATATACTGATTGCTCATATTATCTGCATAACCGCCAACTGGAAATACTGGGTCAGAAATAAACATTGCATAAAGTTGATTTGCATTTTGACGATTAAGAGCCAAGTAATAATAACCTGCATTTAATGTTTGGCTAATTGTAATTTCATAAACTGTATTTGCAGCACTTGCACTTACTGTTCCAGCATCAAGCACTAAAGTTGTTGGTTTATTGTTAGCACCAACATTGTAAATACCTAATCTAACAGTTGAACTGCTTGATTGTGAAGCACCAGTTTTGAATCCAATTCTGTCATAAGTCGTTCCAGCAAGATATATTGGAATGTAATATGTTGTATTTTGTGATGCTCCTGCTTGATTTAATGCAGCAATTTGAAATCCTTTAATATACTTTCCTGAGTTAATCGGAATCAAAAGAGGTGCAACGCCACCTGCTGCTGCCCATTTCAATCCTGTTGCTGTAGTTGAGTCTGCTGTGAGGATGGTGTCGTTGGCACCTACCGCAAGACGAGCAGGGGTTGATGCTGCAGTTGCTGCATATATATCACCCTTAGTTGTAAGCAATCCATCAATGTTTGCTACATCTCTACTGCGTGTCATTAGTTACCTCCAAGGAGTAGTTGTGCTTCTTCTGCTGTAAGACCGAGACGGTTAAGGATTGCTTGGCGTGCTGCTGCTTTTGCTTCGGCTTCGGCTTGCTCAGCATCTAAAACTGTTTGATTTTCAATTTTCTTTTGTTCAACCGCTTGGATTTCTTCTTCGGTTAATGGGATAATTTCTGTTTCATTTGTAGTGCAGTTAATAAATATTTTACTCATTATTTTACTCCGTAAAGTGCGATTGTTCCGCCATTAAATGTTCTACTTCCATAACTATCATAAAACCTAATAGAAGTAATTGCGCCAGCATTTGTGCCGTCATTTCCAATTCCCCATACGGCTCTAAATGGTGTGCTTCCTACATCATTATTATTTTGCCAACTCATTGTATGACCACCTGTATAATAATAATTAGGAATTGTTGCAACTAAATTATTACTTGTAGAACTACTACCCACATTGTAACCATTACATCTAATTGCTTCATAGCCTGTATTGACTTGAGTTGAAGCAATTGTTGGTTCAAATGTTGCGTAGTTATAAACAGATGCAGTTACCCCATTAAATTGAAATGATGGGATGTATCCACCTGCAGCGTTTGTACACCCAGACAAAACAATTCTTAACTCTTGGTAGGTTTGTGGGATGCTTGTAAAATTTACCTGACTTACACCATTTAAACTTGTAGATGTAATTAATGTCATCCCACCAGCAGTAGGTGTAGCCCAAGCAGGTGCTCCGCCAGATACAGACAGCACTTGTCCAGTTGAGCCAATACCTAACCGACCTACCGCACCAGAAGATGTACCAACAATCAAGTCACCATTAGCAGTAACGGTAGATAGTGGTACTGCTCCAGTTACTGAAAAGGCATTGACCGAAGTAACAGTTGCAATGTCTCCAGCAACAAGTGCTGTTATACCAGTAATAGATGTGCCATTGGTTGCTGTATAGTCAGAACCTCGTACTTGTAGTACGCCGTTAATAAAGAACTGTTCCTGCCCTGGAGTATACGCAAGAGTTGTAGATGAGTCGCTGTTACCAGATAGTGATGTCTCACCACCTGATGCAGTCTTCACCCAAGTCGTAATAGATGAAGATGTTCCTTGGTCGCCTTTACCAGCGACAACATCCCAAGATGTTCCATTATATCTTTTAACAGCCATATTAGTACGCTCCCATTATTACCATAGTTTCCAAATCTGGGTTGGTATCACCAGACTCGTCAATCCAAACATCACCAGTTGATGGCGAAGTTGGTGTTGTTGTTCCGACAAATAAAGTCTTTCCTGGGTCAGCATCTGTAACAAAGATTGGTGATACTTTGACTGTACCAGTCGTTGCGGTATTTGTTCCCATACCAACAAAGTCAATAAAGTCATAAGTCGTTGCTGAAGCACCATTAATTTTTACCTGTGAACCCGCCTGAACAGTTCCCCATTCTACACCAGAACCAGTTGACTTAAGGTATTGACCATTGGTTCCTGTAGATGAAGATGCTGTTAATGTTCCAGATACTGTTGGGTTAGATAAAGTAACTGCAGTAATTGTAGATACTGTTGTACCTGAAGTAATTACTGTAGTACCAATAGTTGGGGCTAGGTAGCCAGCAGGGGCTGTTTGCCACTCAAGTCCTGAAGTAGTAGCACTATTAACCGCTAGTAAGTATCCATTGGTTGAGGCTGCAGAAAGGATTGTTGAGGTATCGCTACCAGTTCCTACAATCAAATCACCCTTAGCATTTGTATCTAATCCAAGAGTAACGCTTCCTGATGCTCCACCACCTTGTAGACCGTTGCCAGCATTAACTGCAGTAATGTCTCCAGATGATGTAAATACAACCCATACGCTTCCGCTGTATACATACATATTGCCATCTGTAGTGTTGTAATAGATAACACCTGCGGTTAGTGGATTGCCGTCATTGTCTACTGTAGGGGCTGTTGACTTTGGTCCTAGGTAGCGGTCATCAAATGAATCCCAAGATGCAGCAGCAGAAGTAGCGCTAGAGGCTGCAGCCGTAGCAGATGCTGATGCTGAAGTAGCAGATGTGGCAGCAGCGGTTGCACTTGCTGCAGCAGATGTGGCTGAAGTAGAAGCAGCACTTGCTGAGTTAGATGCAGAGGTAGCAGAAGTCGCTGCAGAAGATGCGCTAGTAGAAGCAGATGATGCGCTAGTAGAGGCTGCGCTTGCATAGTTAGATGCATTGGTTGCTTGAGTAGAAGCAGAAGATGCGGAGGTTGATGCAGATGAAGCACTTACCGCAGCAGCGGTTTCACTAGATGCAGCAGCAGTTGCCGAAGATTGTGCAGCGGTAACGCTGGCTGCCATAGTTGATGCATATGTAAATGCTGAGTTAGCAGATGTTAAGGCTGATGAGGCAGATGTACTAGCAGATGAAGCAGAAGTGCTTGCAGCACTTGCTGAGTTTGCAGCAGATGTAGCACTTGTTGCAGCAGAGGCTGCAGATGTTGCTGCTGCTGCTACCTGAGCGTCTGCAAAGTCTTTGCGAACTGCGTCACTAGCATTGACTGGAGTAGCAAGATTGGTAACTGTATAGCCACCTGCATCAAGATTAGAACCTAAAGTTTTATTGCTAATAGTTTGAGTAGCAGCAAGAAGGGTAACTGTTCCAGTTGTGTTAGGTAAGGTAATTGTATTATCTTGAGTTGGGTCAACTACGGTAAGAGTAGTTTCGTATGCGTCTGAAGTCGTACCTTCAAATACAAGGACTGCACCAGCACTAGCGGTACCAGTTAAGGTTGGGTCGCTGATTGTTGGTGATGTTAAAATTTTGTTTGTAAGGGTTTGAGCCTTACCTGTACCTACTACATCACCTTCGCCAGAGCCGATTCCGTGAAGGGTATGTCCTGTTCCTGAACCATCATTGTAATAAGCGGTAGCCTCAGCGTGTAGGTTAGCATCACGATAGTCACGACCAATTGCCATATGTCGGACAACTGCACCCGCTGAGTGTTCCTGTGCAGATGAGCCATCAATAGCACGAGTAATAATAAAGCCATTAGCGCCAGAGGTGGCGGTGGCATCTACAATTTCTTCAATTGCAGTATCTGGGTCAATAACTAATGTGAATGTTCTTCCTGCTGGAATAGATACACCACCTAGTAAGGCGGAGCCTGATACAACAGTTATTGAAGTTGTACCAGCAGTAATCGCTGTTGTCAGAGTTGTCTGCTGAGAGCGAGATGAGTATTGGCGTGTGGTCATTTATGTTCCTATCGGCTGTAGTGAACTCGTGGGGGATATTGCCCTTGTAGGGCTGCAATTTCTTCTTTAAGGCGTTGTGAGTAAAGCGCATACAATTGTTTTGTGGCATTTGCTGCTGCATTGTATGGACGCTTTCCATCTGTTTCATCTGCTTGTGGGCTAACCTGACCAGCACGGGCTGGGTCAAGATAGGTAAGCAATCGGTATGAAGCGCCAAGAACTACAACATCTTTAGAAGAATCTGGGTAACCAGTAACAGATGTAAAAACATCTCCTGCGTTTGTTAAAGTAGAAGGTGGAGTTAAATAAATAACTTTAACTGTGCGACCTGCTGTAATGTAATCTGAAATAGTAACTGTTTGAGCATTACTACCCCAAACATCTCCGTCTGCAAATGAGTCAAAGTCCCAACGTCGTATTGGAATCCACTCTTCAGTTGGACCAACATCTTGCCAGTCCATACGGATAACTCTGTCTATATTTAAATTATTAAAACCATAAGTATTTACTGCTGCATTGTAAGTAAAAGTTGTTTGCTTGACTACTAGCAACTGTGTTCCCATTGCTGCTATTGTGTCGTTAATTGCTTTCTGGATTGAGAAGCGTGGGAATACTGGGGATACTGTTACCTTCGCATCAACTGCGTGAGTAGTAGCAGTAGTGCCTAGATAGCCTCTACCGTATGGAGCAATAGTTGCTGTGTTAGCAACACGGTCAAAAGAATCAACCCATAGTAATTCACTATCAATTTCAAGCACACCTTTACCAACATTGTCAGTAGAACCAAGACTCAAGATAGTTGGATTGCTGCTTGGTGATGTTAAGGTTGTTACCGCTGTGGTTAAGTGGGTTGAACGCTCTTGTTGAAATGTATAACCAGAAAGGTTCATTGACACTTCATCAATAAGACTTGATAGTGTAGTTGCCACTAGATGCTCCTTAATGCGTCAACTGCTGATAAATTTGTAGTTCCTGCTAATTCGTTGCATATAGCATTAAGAGCCTTGTAGTCGTCAGGCTGACGGTTTGCATCTGCCTTATAGTTAAGTGCTCCGATTAATGCTTTGCCATTTGTCCCAGCCCATTCATTTGCAGCACCTACTGCTGCTAAGTAAGAAGTTAAGACTGGATAAGTTCCGCCATTTGCAAGACGATTAAGTTCGTCTACAAATGAACTACCTGCTGTTCCTGCCATTACTTAGCCTTTCTTTTTGCTGCTGCATTATCTACCAAGTTTGGATATGGTCTTCCAGCCTTCTTAGCCATAGCCTTTGCTTTTGCTTTTTGTGCTGGAGTTAATGGGGTAGATTTTTTATTTGGATTCTTTTTGTCCCAAAATTGTTTTTTCTTTTTCACCATTTCACCTTATCTGCCCAATATGCTGCAGACATCTTTCCCTTAGCAATATTTGCTTTGTGACGTGCTTTAAATGATTTTTGTCTAGCAGTAGGTTGTTTGTCTCCAGTTACACCCTGTTGACCAAAGCGAATAGTTTTAACCTGACTTCCTTCTTTGGCAACAACAACGTGTGATTTAGTTGGATGTTTTGGTGTGCGCTTTGGTTTGTTAAAACCAGACACTCCTGCTCGCTCTAGTCTAGGGTCTTTTTTCATTTTCTTTTCTTCTTTGCCATTCCTGCTTCGCTCAAAGCGATAGCGACTGCTTGCTTCTTTGATTTAACTACTGGTCCTTTTTTGCCTGAATGAAGAGTTCCACTCTTAAACTCACGCATAACCTTGGCGACCTTCTTTGCGCCTTTAGTTTTTTTCATTACTTCTTCTTGCCCATTTTCTTCATTGTAACTTTTTTAACAGTCTTCTTCATAACCATTTTCTTACCTGACTTCTTGGCTTCTTTCTTTGCCATAGCCATTCCTTTTTTGCCGTAAGAAAATTCTTTTCCGTTTACCATTGGCATTTTATGCTCCTAGTTCATTCATAGTTTTTGCTAGTGTTGGTGTTATCTTTTCTGCCGAAGGCATTGAGTTACCGTTGTAAGGTTTACCCAGCGCTTCGGAAGCCTTATGTGCTGCTTCTATCTTTTGCATAGTGGTACCGCCAGGCTGTATGCCTTGGCGTCTTGCTTCTTTATAAGCGTCCATTTCTTTATTGTATTTATTCTTACTCATAAATGATTGACTGTTTGCATCACCAGTACTTAATTGAAGAGTCCTTGCCTTGCAACCAAAGCAGTTGCAGTTTTCTGAACAAGGTTCTTTATCAACTACATACTCACCAAAGTTTTCCCATACAGTAGGAGAGGTTTTATCGCACTTTAGACAACCCCACAAAGAAACACCTTGTATAACGTCGCCATCAATTAGATTATATTCCCACTCTAAAACTTTACCAACGTGACCGCTTTTTTCACAGTTGTATTCCACAGTAACCCCTTAAGCCTGTATAAAGTTATCCGACGTAATTCCTACATTGCCAGCAATTAATGCAGCCTTAGTTGCATCATCTACTGTATATTCATAACCGCCCCTATATACTTGCGGATATTGTGTAAGGTCCTCGTCTAATGGATAACGAATTTGTTTGTATGTTCCATTAGTTTGCATAACAATTGTTAAGCCTCTGTCTAATCTAAAAAAATCAAAAAGACGGTGCTGTCCTGCTGGACCTTCCATTGTGGTAGGTGTATTAAAAAGCCATTCAGTCATAAGTCCTCCTAATGAACTCACCGCAAGGCTAGAGTTTTTTACTTCTCTAGCCTTACAGTCAATCAACTAGAGAGCAGCGATTGATGAACCTGATGTGATTCTGTATAGAGCCTCATCACGGTAAACAGCAAAGCCAAGTACGCCATACCAACCCATTGGGCGGAAGCGCATCAACTTATCTGTTACGTTACCGATAACGATATGTGGCTCTTCAGCAACAGCCTCAGCCATAGCCTGTGAACCAGCAACGATTGTATCAAATACACGAGTTACTGGAGTTACAGTTACAACTGTTGTAGTAGTTACTGCTGCTGTGTTAGCAGTATTAACTGTGAAAGTTGTTGTTGAACCAGATGTTGCGATAGCAGTAATGACAGCGCCAGAAGCGATACCTGTTCCTGCAACCTTATCTCCGACCTCTGCACGAGTTGCGATAACAGCAGTTGAAGCAACGCCGAATGTAAATCCAGCAGAAGTTCCTGCAACTGTTACTGCAGTTGTAGCAAGAGCGGTTTGATTAGCACCTGATTTTGCATTGTAAAGACGT